TTTTACGATGACGTTTACTGAAGCGTACGCTACTCGACGCTCTTGTCGAGCTTACCGTTCCCGTCTCTGTGAGACAATTTGGAAAGCGGTAGCTACATGGAAATACCTCTACAACTGCGAGGCACCGAAATTCGAGCCACTTTCGGATTACTGTGTCGACCTTAGTAGGGAAACGAAGTGCTATCTGCAAGCTTGTCCTGCCGTGGACCAGCATGCAGAGTTTGCATGGAATTCAATCAAGAAGCTACAGCCGGCGTCATGCCGGTGTATGGAAGCCCCTTTACTTTCATCCGTCGCTAACCATTTCCAGTCTCCACCCCCCTCTCTTCCTCGCGGTTACATCACATTTGCGCGTCGGATCGTTCGGAACCTGTTCCCTCACGGGTGGGATTCCGGATCTTACGAGTCTTGTGTGCTTGCAACCGATCCTTCTTTGTCAGCATGTTTGGAGAATCGCCGCAGTGCCGGCGGGCTTCACGGGTTCGTGTCTAACACGGAGCCCTATCCTGGCCGCTTTCGACATGACGAGTTCCTGACTACCTGTTTGGATGGGGCGACCCGTCCTCTCAGTACGTCTTCGGCTCTTACTGTCGTTCAAAGCGCAGGTAAGCCCCGCCCATTGAGCAAATTCTCGGCGGACGCGATACACTTGAGGCCGCTTCACAAAGCGATCTATGATAGACTATCGCGCGAGAGTTGGCTTTGCCGCGGTGATTTTACAACTGACGTTCTACAGCGCGCTGGTTTTTCTTATGTCGAAGGTGAGACCTTGACATCTGGGGATTATAAGAGTGCTACCGACAATCTCTCTATTGAGGTTGCCGAGGCTATTCTTGACGAGTTGCTTAGGTCCACGGTCTCTGTGCCGGGATCGATGAAAGCATACGCCATGAGTATCTTGCGTCCCCATTTGTTCAACCTAGAGCACGGTATTAATGATTTTGTTCCCTCGAGGGGTCAAATGATGGGGTCCTTTTTGTCTTTCCCGCTGCTTTGTCTGCAGAATAGAATCGCTTTCTTGTATGCAGGCGAGTCTGTCGGGATCGACAATTCGGGTTTCCCGTGTTTGATTACCGGCGACGACATCCTTTTTCCGTTCCGGTCCGCACTTCAGTTCGCACTGTATCGAGACAGTTGGTCGTTTGTCGTTGGATGTGGAAAAGACTAATACTAGCGTTTCACCG